GACGCGCCTGAGGTTTTTTAAGTTTCTTGATCGGATTAACATCAAGATAGCCCAGCTCGTCGGCCCAGTTATAGACGCGCTTAATGGCAACGATGGCGCCGCCTTTATAGGTGTCACCCCACTTTGGATGAGCATCTATCCATTCAACAATGTGGTACGGCTTTAGTTCAAGCGCAGGGACGCTAGCATTATCGCCAAGAAATCTGCGGAAACCGTTGATATGGCCTTCGTACCATTCGAGACTGCGTTGCGCGCGATGCGTCTTACACCAGGCAAGATATTTGTCGAACAGTAGGTTAACTGATATTGTGCTTTCCATAGCATCCATTGTAGATGCAATAGGAAAGACTCGCTAGAAGCCGCACAAAGTTGATAAGTAGTGTTGGTTAACGAAGAAAGTGTTCAGCCAACCGCCTCAAACACCGACGGGCATGAGTAATTCGCGTTAGATTTCCAGCATCCAGCGCAGGATGTCAGCGCTATTAGCATGGCAGCGAGCAGAATATAGGGGATCAGGTTCATTTTGATGCGCCTTGTATTTTTTCAATAGTACGAAGGCCGCCTAACCCTAGCATGCCCATTAATACTGTTTCCAGAGTGCCCATATCGAATACAGGCTCTGCGCATATCCCTCGGTAGCAGCTTATTAGAAACATAGTAAACGGTGCCGCGACGTAATGATAAGCAAATGCTACGCCGCATATCCATCCAATAAAAGGACGCCATCCGGCCACGAATAGATTGGGATTCTGTGCTTCAGCTTGGTCTACCTGCAATTGCGCAGCATCAGCTTGCTGGGCCAGCGCTGCGAGATTATCCATTTCTTTCTGGCGTTCGGCCGGATCAGGTATCAGCCGATCAAGTAGGGAAGAAATAGCTGGAACTAATTGCAACCAAACAGGCATAAATTACCCCCTCAACAAAAGATTTGCTAGCTCTTCGCAGCGATCAGGTGTCTGCTTATGCCATGCGCTATCCAGCATTTCATGCGCCGCTTTATCCCAGTTGCCCGATTGCAGGGCATTGAGCATATTTTTAAACTGCATCAGCCCATTAATGCCTAGCTGGAATGCCATCTCATAAATCACGTCTTGGCGATTCTGGCTGAGTTCTTTTATCCATGGCAAGCGAATGATAACGATAGCCCGGCAATGGTCGATGTCGTTTTTTAGCAGATAGGCTATTTCATCCTCAGATATGCCCCCTGGCGCCGAAACCAGTCTTCCTACGCCTATAGTGGGATTGCCCATTACCTGACATCCCTTGACGATAGGAAGGCCCGTAGCGTCGTCATAGACCATTCGCATGCTGCCTTCGTGGCGGATTATGCGATCATATAAGTTTTCCATAAACACATTCCTTGACAGTGGAATATTTATCCATTTAATTCGCCATGGGCTTAGTCACCCGCAGGTCTTGAGATCGGGTGATGGCGTAATGTCCAGGGGAAACCTAAACGCGTCATGGCCATAACGGCTGACTAACACCCGGTCACAAGATTATTTCTTCTTCATCAAATCATACATGATATCCACCTTCTGCTCGATACGATATAAACGCGGCAGCACCTCACTTTCCGTCTTATCCTGGCGTTCCTCGATCCTGATAAATCTATCATTAGGCGACGACATGCCTACATAGGCCAGGCAAGCAGCGCTGGCGCTGATAAGCCCGAATATGGCTATAACGATATGCAGAGGCATCGCAATCCTCTTCCATGCCTGATTAGACGATAGAGGCTTTACAATTTTTATGCGCGGTTTGTTCATCGATTCTCCTGACTAAAAGAGAGTTATTTCAAGTAAAATATGTTATCTGTCCGAAAACTCCTGCTGTCGTCGCCACACCTGATACCGGCACAAAACTTGAGGTAACACCGGAACCAGAACCGAAAGCAAAAATATTTAGTATCCGCGCTCCCGCTACTGGAATTAGCCCTAGTTGTGTATAAGATGCGCTTCCATAATTGATCTTATCTACTTTAGAAAATATTCCGGCGCCTAAAGTTGTTGCAGGAGAAAATGGAAGGCCCCCTATTAAGACATTTCCTGTTGGTGATCCAGCCCAACTCGATAGAATCAATCCAAATCTAGCCGTAACCATATTGCCGATTTTAATATAATCTCCTGATTGGAAACTATAAGCAGGCGTGCCTACCGTGCCATCCGTTGTAAAGGTAGGGGTCCATGATGTGGTGGGGATATAAAAATTAAGCATAGGATCAGATATAACGGCACTAGCCATCCTCTCTCCCATCATATTATAGCCATCTTGTGTATAATGAACCGTGCTCTGCGAGAGTCCTAAATCAGGGAAATCAACAGCATTTGAAAAGGCTATTTTAGTATGCAAATCAGCCGACGCCACTTGTCCCTGCGCGACGCGTATTTGCGAATAATAGGTGTTATCAGAAGAAGTGCTCGCATCTTGACCCGTCAACGAAATATAGAATGGCATTTGCGGATAAGAAGTCCCGTTGATAGTTGTTGCCCGATATCTGGCAATCATTGCTATAAGAGCGGCTTTATATGTAGCCTGTGTGATAGTTGACGCCTTGATAGCCAAAGCATCGGTCTCGCCTTGACACCACAGCACTCCCCGAAATACAGGAGTATAAGCAGCCGCAGTAAGCGCAGCGATGGCTGCGTTCAAAAGCGTTATAGAAGTCGTGTATAAAGCACCCGTCGTATCCCAATTTCCATTGCCTATATCTGCTGCTGCGCATTGAGAGCTGCCACCTACCGCTGCAGGCACAAAACAAATCTTACGCCCAGTGGCCGCATTATAAACCACACCAAATGAAGGCCATGCGCTGCCGCCATTGGCATTTCCCACGGGATCATTGGCGGTAGAAATTGTAGAATTATAATATTGCAATACCGATGAAGAAGGCACAGACGGAGAGGTAGTAGCGGTAATACTAAATCCTTGCGCATTGCTCTGGCCGCCAATTAGAAAAACATCGATAAGATTGTTATCCACATAACTATCGATCATATCAGCAAATTGTGCCTGAGTTGGCTTGTCACCAGTTTCAAAATAGGACTTGATGACTGTTTTAGTTTGAGCGGTCATTGATTGCCTCGCATATTGGCTATTTGATCAGCAACCGCTTGAAGGCGTGGATCGGGTGCAGGAAGAATGAAAGATTTGATTCCACCCGTTTTCTGATTAAGAGCGGCAGCCCTTATTAGGGATTGCGCTTGATCAGGCGGCAGAATTGATGCCAAAGAATAAGAACGTCCCGCATTAGTGGTATCAAGGCTATTTAAAAAACCTGCCTGCCGATTAAATGTAGAAGCAGATGGCTGGTTGCCTGCCTTATATGCGACATAATCCTCCGGCTGCCATAATCCCCGCAACATAGGGTCTTTATAAATTCCGACTTTAGCCGCTTGTTTCTCGGCAGCAGATAACGCACCACCAAACTCCGGAGATAGCTGCGAAGCTTGATCCAAGGCATTTTGCACATAGGATTTGAAATCCAAAATCTTGGCCTGTCCGGCATTGGTAAATTTATTAGGCTTTAAACCAGAGTTAATAGCAGTTTTTAGATCAACTAAGTCAGATGGCTGAATGCCATATGCTGCGACACCTTGTTGTCCTGGCGTAATAATAGGATTGCCTGAAGCGTCCAGAACAGCGCTTGTTTTTGGCGCAACAGATGCAATACCGTATTTATTGGCGAGATTATCCTTCATCTCGCTTAATTCGGTAAAGGCGCGATGTTCAGGGGTATCAATAGCGACTTTATTGGATAAATAATTCGTCAAATCATCGAGCTTATTATAAAGTTCATCAGCCTTAATGGAGAACTTACTGCCATGCTGATCGAGATCGGCATAAAGTTGGCGCTGCAAATCTCTATCTATGCCATATTGCTTGCTGATGGCTTCATTGCCTTGCTGTCCCGTTTGCAACGCGTTAGGGCGACTGGCAAACATGGTATTAGAATTAATCCCGCGCTCTACTATATCTCGCGCAGTGAGTGGCGCAGGTGGCGGAGTTCCACTTGATTGATCCTGAAGGAGAGATTTGACGCCATTTAGAGCATTATCCCAGCGGGTGCCTTGGCTTGCGATAGCACCTGCGGTTCCTAACCCAGCGAGGGTTTGCCCAGAGAAATCAGTTAACTTTCCTGCAATAGTTTGTGGTTCATAAGGTTTTACACCCGCCATATTCATGACATCGCCCGAATTAAAAAAGGGCTGGAACATAGGACTATTATCTGTAGGATTTCCTTGAACAGTATCTCGAATTCCCCGATACAATTCTTGTGGCCCTGCAACGACCTGATTGGCAAGCTCTGGAAGCCACATTACTGCATGACCAATACCCTTAGGTACGCTCCATGCTCCTGCTGAAACGACATCTTGCGCTGTAGAAACAGATGGGGATGGAGCGCCATATAAATCATGACCTAAATTCGTAGACGGCACAGGCATCATAGTGGGTTGCTGCGCAGGCATTCCATACAAATCAGCACCGAGATCGAAGGCATTATTGGGCATTAATCGTATACCCCTTCGCTTTAGCGTCCTGGATTACTTGCTGCGGTGATTTACCATATTGCTGCGCTGTTGCATTGACCTGGTCCATAGTAATCACTTTAGCAGGCGCAGAAGAGGATGCTTGGGGATCATTTACGGAAAGCCCGCGATATGTTTCCGTAGGCGGCAAGCCTAGGTTATTGGCCAATTCTCCAGTACCTGTTTGACGACTAATTTGCCCTAAAGCCGATAATACACTATCACGCGATAAAGTGGTTTTTGCTCCTAGCGATTGCAAAAGTTGCATCTGTGCGCCGACAGCCCTCTCCATGCCTGGAGTTGCACCAATTGCCTGCATATAAGGCAATATTTGCTGTTTAACGATTAGATTGATTTCATCACGAGTTTGCTGCGCTTTAGTTCCACCCATGCGGGCTATGTCTTGTCCGCCGACTTCAGGGCTCCCTAGCCATTCTGGCCCGGTAAATGATGACCCGGCAGCGGTGTTTATAATATTGCTAATCGGCGCGCCGCCTGTTTCTACAGTGCCGCCAGCCTTACGTAACTCATCAAATTTATTAGCAATCGCAATAAGTCCCTGCTCAAGCTTTGCTTGCGCTTGCGGATTCTTGGGAATTTCAGCAGTAGTCTTTCCCGTCATTGGATCGGTATTAAGTAATTCGCCATTAGGCCCCGTCTTGGCTGTTCCTGGCACTTGACGAGCGACAAACTCACCATTGGGAAGCTGTGCCCATTGCTTATTCTGCTCTAGGCCCTGCGTCATCGGCTCATTGCCACGGAATAGCGGCGTCGGCTGTGCTGTATTAGATATAGCGCCAGGATTGCCTTCCTGCTGTGCAATAATAGACATCAGCGCATTAACATGCTGAGGCCCTAAAGGCTGATCTGGGCTCAATCCTGAGCGTTGTGCCGCATTTTGTACCAATTGTTCTGTATTATTTTCATTCGGGGGTGCCCAGGTGCTAATGATATTACGTAAGGTAGGAGGACCTTGCATGACCTGGCTATTGCCAGAAAGTTTAATCATGAGATCATTGCGCATTGCGTCAGCTCCCGCCTGCGGCGTAGGAAACTGCTGGAAGCCTGTAGAAGCGCCTACAGGGCGTAGATTGCCAGGATTGTTAATTGGGGTAACTCCTGTACCTACTGAAGCTGTAGGAGCATTCCCTGCGGCTATAGGAGCAGTGCCAATCGGCAATGCGTTGGGATTCATGCCTTCGGTGGCGCGATTATGGCGCATATCTTCATTGATTTTAGCCAACTCAAGCTGAACTTGCTGCATCTGGTTAATTTTTGAGATGACATCCATCATGCTGCTCATGCGGCCACCTGCAACATCTGTACCGGTCATTAATTTTGCACCGGCCGGAGCAGAGTTGATAATAGCGCTACTTTCATCCTGCAGCGTAGGTTGGAATTGCTGAGGGTTGAAGCGCGCCGAAAGAATATTCTGTGCAATCCCATTATCAGCAGGAGGAACCGCGCCAAGCCATTGCTGGATCTGGGTCGATAAGCTGCCAGTATCCCCCGAGGGCATTGCTTGCTGCGGCTGCGGCGGCTGCATAGCGCCAAAAAGCCCCCCCATAGCCATAGGAGAGGCGACTTGTTGTGGGGCTGGCTGGGAATTGAGCATATCTAAAAAATTCTGCACCATATTATAATCCGAATAGACTTTTTAATATCCCAGCAATGCCAGTTTCACCTTTAGCCTGCTGGTATTGGCCCATATTCTTTTGTTGTGCCAAACTGCTATAATTACCAAAAGCATCCCCCAATGTTCTTCCGGCACCACTCAAGACATTCTGAGTGTTATTTGCCGCCATATTTCCGGCAGTCTGATATCCTTGCGTCAGGCCGCGAAATAGCTGCTCCCCTCCGCGCTCAGGATCAAAAAGCGGGACTCGCCCCATACTGGAAAGTTTGCGATTTTGTGCAGATAGCTGCTGAATTCCCTGCGATAAATTTTGCTGTGCTTGCTGTTTCTGCTGTCCGTAAATTTGCTGATAGAGCGGATTATTTGTATCCATCTGGGCATTGGCAACTTGGCCTAGTTGACCAGCGATATTAGCCTGTGGGCCAGTATTGAAGCCCTTAAAATCATACATGATGGAGGGAATGGCTTGCAGCAATGAAGAAATGCCGCCTCCGCCCGCACTAGCGCCTCCGCCATATTGCGGATAATTAGACGCGTAATTCGGGTCTTGAAGCCAAGGTAAGGTAGCCATTATCGTATGCCTCCGATTTCACCGTAAAGGGTGAATCCAGTAATGATGTCAGGGGATGCGCTTGATTCGGTCGTAAACTCGATACGGACCTGCTCACCTCTCCAGCGGAGAGGGTATTTTGTCGCTTGTGCGAAAGAACCGCCGCCAATGGGCGTAGTGCCGATGATTGCAGTCCCAATTGCTCCATCGCCGCCAGCGGATACATCTATGGAATCGCTTGATAAATTATCCCAACCAGCAACGGCGTTTATAGTATACGTGATTTGAGCATTACTTTCAAATACAGGTCTAATATATTGACCTTGCTTTATTCTGACGGTTTTCTGTGGCTCTTCCAGACGAAGCCAAGCTGTCTGTAAATCGGTAAATATTGGCTCACCATCATCTGTCGCGGCACTTGCATCCATTTGATAAACCAAACCACCTGTGCCACACGCCAATAAATCACCATTCCGACGTACAAAATAATGATTTTGCTGTGCCCATGTTCCGCTGAATAGATGCCAGGATGCAATAGTCTGCAATTGTCCGGCATCATTAAAAGATGGATTAGTATTAAGCACATAACATACATCGCCTACTTTGCTTATCAACCAAGAGCGTCGAGGATAAAAAGTGAGCTGGATATTATCAGGCGTTGCTTGGGTGATAGCATTGAGCATTGCCGTACGAACCGGAACGCTTGCATTATTCTGAACGGTCGTATTGCTGATATTGCCAATATTAATGGCCTGTAATCCTTCTGTAGTAACATGAAGTAAATCACTTCCATTCGTTCCTAGCCCGAAACGACTTGCCACACCATTAGGATAAAAAGCGATAGGAGAGAAATCGATGGTTGATTGCGAATTATCTTGAACAGGATCGATCCCTTGATAAATATATAAATTCTTCTTCCCGCTAGCGACAAAATATTTTTGGAAACTGCTCATGCTCAGAATGATATCGCCAGTGGGTTGCTGCGTACCAAAACTGAAGCTCGTAGAATCTAGTGTTTTCTGGAAAGTGGTAACATCTTGCGGATCATCAGGAGCGCTGATAACAACACGTTGCTGATTGCGAGAATCAAGATAATAGGCGCGTCCATAATGAATATGTACCCATGATGCAATTGGCATTGCCGATTTAAAGAAGGCAAGCGCGTCTCCCGCTGTCTGTCCGGTAATCGCAAAATCCAAACTACATCCCGCGCTTACTGTACGTATGATAGAAATAGCGCCTCGCGTGGTGTTATAGACAAAATCACCCTTGCGCATCTCGGTAGTAGAAAAATCTACGCCCGTTACATAAATAGCATTGATTAAAGTTCCTGCTGCGGCCGTAGCTATGTTATCGTTAATGCCAGTGCCTTGAGGAATAATATTGAGATCAACATAATCGATAAGCTCATAATTATCACCAGCCGCTTGATCTGCGGAAGTCTTGCCAGCGCCATTTCCAGAAACGCCTATAGGCGTTATAGTCAGACTAGCGCTTGCTACCGTGGAGACTATACCATAACCGTCACGTGTAATATTATGTACAATGTCATTATTAGATACCAAAGTATCATTGATCCAATCAGTAATATCGCCGTCGATCAATGTTGTAGTATTAGTGCCACCAGCCGCTACGCCTTGTGTAATAATAGCTTTTAATTCACTGAATGTAAGGCCGCCATCTTTTGTATAAATATTGCGGTCAACACCATTGACGAAAATAAGTTTATCCTGTGCCTGCCCGCTGATATAGCGCACAAATGATCCCCCAGTGCGCGCCGATGCCCATGAAGATGCTGATGTATTGAGATACCATATATTACCAAAATCATCCGATGCCAGCAGGACTTCCGTGCCATTCGTGCTAACCCATTCATGTAGACGGGTAAGATTTGGGCCACCATTTACTTTGGAAAAATAGCGCTGCATTCCTGGGCGACGTTCAGCTCCACCAGTAATATTTCTGAAGCGATTTGTATAGGTTTGAGCAAAATTTATCGGTCTTTCATATTGTGAAAAATCCGTTCCTAATCCATTCTCCGGTAGGCGATAATCAACGCTGATCACCTTCTACCCCATACTGACAAAGAAGGAGTAAAAGACACATCCCATCCCGTATCGGAATTAAATCTGTTGAGAGCTTGTTTTCGCGCATTTAAAAAATCTGTGTAAGTCTGCGTATATCTATCGGACATTGCGCCACCGGATTCGTTCAACACGGCTTTAGCTAGGACACCAAGCACAACGACACGCGCTGCAAATGGTATAATGCTATTGGCATCCGCCGTGGTATAAAGTGGTGGCCGTGTATAGAACAAAATCGAAAATAATCCGCCATCTTCACTTTGAGCTGGGGTTGGCCGCACACGGATATTGGGATTGCCATTAGAATCGGTGCCAAAGACCGTGAATTGCGTAGGAGTGCCTACGGCCGTAACTCGCGTCAGAACGCGCATGTCGTCTACGGTAATTCCGATTAATGGACCACGTCGCTGGGAGAAATATAAATCCGCAATATTTTTTATATTGGCACTTGTATTGACGCTATAATCAACCTGTCCAGATACGGCCGTAATAATGGCGCTTACTAACGTTTCTTGCCAATTTCCATAATCAGAAATGTCATTGCAGACATCATTAATAAAATCCACCATCTGAATGGATAGTTTATTGGCAGATAAATTTGAAACGGTCGATAGTCCAAGTTTACGGAAAACTTCATTTACCGTCTGCAATACTGTGTATCGTATATCGCCAATGCCCATGTTATTTTACCCCATATGCGCTGGCAGTTAAATGAACGATGGTCACCATGGCGCTTGCCGCTACAGAAAAGGCTGCATTCACTGCAAGTCCATTGATCGTGCCGCCTGTGGGAGGCCAGAGGTTTGCGCTTACACCTTCGTTGAAAAGATATTGCACTAGACCTGGGCGTCCCGTCATAGGAGTGAAGCCCGTAGTAGAGCCATCGACTATACCCTTCCCGCGATTTACAATATATAATAGCGGCGCGGCGGTTGCCTGCGCGGTGCCGGCGGCGCTCACAATATTGCTACTTCCGATAAATCCATTAGTCGAGCGCATGGCAGAGGCGTAAACCGTGCCTGTGGCAGCGGAGACATCGCCAGTGACGTTTATTGCGGCAGCACTTACAGTACCTGTAATTGTAGCTGTCGCTGCCGTTAAATTGACGGTGGCATTGATATTCGCTGCACTAATCCTAGGCGTAATAATTTCCGTAACGCTTAATGGACCTGCCATGGCTTGTGCGGAAGTTTCTGCCACATTAACGCAGGAATCGATAAGATTAGCGTAATCTGTCCCTGTAGGAACATCATTCGTTTCAAAAAACGTTTGTAGGGAAGATTTATTATATGTTGTCATATCAATATACCTGGAATGTGCAGCCAATTTCCATATCGGGAATAGCCGGAGCTAAATCGAGCGCCTGAAAAGCAGCGTTATTAGGATTAGTGCGTACGGTCGTATTTCCTACATAGAGCGGTGCAGTCTCTGATACACATACCGGCGTTTGTTCATAATTGGGTCCACGGTAAAGACTAACAGGTTGCGGATCGCTTAAAGGTGATGCAATTTCCTGAAGGTTGCGCTGCAAAGGATATTTGCTGACACTTCCCCAGAAATCACGTCGCAGCTCGGATGCATACCGAGTGATGCCAGTATAATCATCAGTGGCAAGCCATGCGCCTAAACGACCATTTCTGCGCGCCATATTACTTCCCCTGATGCCGATACATTTGTTTTTTGCTCGCGCAGGGCTTGCCGTTTATGTTGCCGAACTTGATAGCGTATGGCTGTGAAGGCGGCGTACCATCAGGCCTACGCTTTTCCTTGTTTGGGGTATATCCAGATGTGGGTTTTTTCTTTTTCATAATATCTCCTTAAGTGGGTGAAACAAAACGATGTAGATTTAATTCGGCAAGCAGATCATCTGGCGCGATGTCGGTGTAGAGACTGTTACCAAAGTGATCCTGAAGCTTGGCGAATTGATCGTCGTACCATATCCCGCCAGACCAGTAGTTCGAGATGATCGAGTCGATAGCCGTCAGGGGCGCCGTAAAAGTTTCCATTCCCCCCGCCGGATCGATGTTGTCCACGATCCATTGGTTCTCAGTGGCCTGATCGGCGGCGGCGATAACTATGAGACAGCGCGTCGTTGATGGCATTATGGTGTACTCCACTTTGCCTTGAGATAAGTCTTAACCTGCGTGTCCTGGACAGAAGTGAGTGCCGCATTATAGACAATTCCTTCCATCATATATAAATTCGCCTGACGATCCTCGGTGCCGTTGGCCGAACGTCCGCCGATGGTGAAGGTGTCGAGCGTCATTGCTCCGACCGAGAGATTCGTCGTTGAACCCAACTGAGTCGAATCTTGGAACATCTTGCCGTTCGTTCCATCAAAAGTCACGGACATGATATGAGCGGTAGTGTCGGTCGCACCGGAAACAATGGAGAGTATTGTCCCACTGTCATCGCGGCGGTCGGTTCGCCAGGTCGAGGTGAGATAGGTAAGCGCCTCGAGGGTTGTCCCTCCGACTCGTGCCGCTCCTATAGGTTGCCCGGTCGTAGTGCTAATCAGATTTATGACTACGTAGAAGCTAAATGGCTTATTCGTCCCCGATAGCGCCGTCGCTATGGCGTTGATGAACATCAGATCATCGATTCCATCGAAAAGCAAAGCGGGCTTGCCATTGATGAGATTCGACACGAAGCTCGGACGTTTGCTCTGCGTCATTTGAAGGGCATGATTCGCCAGCCCTGATTGATCTAGCCATTTCGCGGCGACCCCAGTATAGTATGCGACCCCTTGGCCAAAACCAGTTGAGCCGTTGTTCGTGAGCGTATTTGTTCCTGCAGAGTCAGCCGTGATTCCTACTTTATTATCAAGGTCCCAATAAGAAACAAGGTTTGTAAGGAGGGTTCCTGTCAGTCCGGCGTATTTGAGTCCCATGCCGGTGTTGAAGAGAGAAGTAGCCTCAGCGCTTGTGAGTGCTCGACTCCATACACCAACATCATCTATGCGCCCATCAATATACCCAGTGCCCGATGACGTAGCGGCTAGACGGAATACTGCGGAGACAGTTAAATCAGCGTTGTATGCTGTAATATCATTCGATCCTGCGGCGACGTTATTGATCGTAAACGTCATATTCCCGGCTCGATTGAGCGTTATGACAACGAATGCCCATGAGCCTAAAGAAATCGTTCCGGTAGACGTATATGTTGTCGCTAAAACGCCATCAGAAAGGACTAAACGAATCGCTCCTGTCGTATGAACGTAAATCCAATACCCTTTGGCGGCATTACTTGTTCCGCCGCGTCCGATGATCGTACTTTGAGTTTGGAATGAATTAAGATTAACCCATGCTGCGAAGGTATAATCACTGGCTGCAATATCGAGTCCTGTCTGGTTGGCTGCGAGGATAGACAGGCTCTGACTACTTGATGCTACAAAAGAACCGCAGAAATTACCGTCCGTCGCTACGCCTGCCGCAATGCCTGCAATTCCCACTGGGCCGAGGTCGGTGAGAACGACATCATCGACGTAGACTGATAGTGATGTCGCCAAATTCCGAGCGATCTTGAACGTCGTATCTATCGCGGTGAATGAACCTGCGTACTGAGCATAAGACGTGGTGAGGGTATGCGTGGTATACGCGGCGCCGCTATTGGCAATCTGAATGCCGGGTGTGCCGGAGCTGCCTCGTGCCCAAACGGTATAGCTATAACGATTCCCAGCCGTCAGAATCGTTTGGACGATCTGAGCAAAACTATTGCTAGAATCAATATCGAATCGACAGGCATGTGAACCGCTGTGAACGACCGAACCCTCATCGTTGACAGTGGATGTCCCGCCCGCACTCGAGGTCCAGTTCGCAAAAGGGCTGCCCGCCGTCTCGAAGCCACCGTTCAGGGTGGCAGGACTGTTGCTGATAAGAACGGTGGTCGAGGCCGTAAGATGATTCGAGCCCATCTTGTCGTAGCGCGTGCCGGTCTCGGCATCCAAGTCCCACCAACTCATCAGCCCCCATGCGGTTTTCTGTGCGGAGGTGAGGTCGGCAAACACTCGTCCGTTGCCTGAGTTATAAAGGGCCGTTGCAATGCTGGAAGCGGTCGTCGTCGCAAAGCCACCTGGGGGAGCCACGCCCATCCCTACAGAATCAACGCGGCCGTTCATGTAGGTGGTCGGAAAACCGTTCAAACCACCGATACAGAAAGCCGCCGTGTTAGCGAATATGCCGCCGGTATGCGCCATTGAATTAGGCGTGCCGTTATTGACGCTGATGTTCGCTGTCTGCGCGGTAGCGTCATACCATGCAAAGATGAAATACCACGTAGCTGTTGACGGAGATCCGAAGTTATCTGCCTTGAGCAGATCGACAGCGGTGCCATCATTAGATAATGCCAACCGGAATCGATCAGTTGAATTATCCCAAACAATCGTATACCCGCGCTGATTGCCCGTCGTATCGTGCTTTCCAAGCAGCGTCATTTGCGCGGCGGGCTTGGTATCAAGATACACCCACCCCGCCCACCATACATCGCTAGCACCGGGGTTCAGGGTCGAATTGCTCGCAATGCTTAGATTCTGAGTATTGGCCGAGGTAAAATGCGCCGCACCGTCACTCAGTACACTGTTCTGTGCATTGGCGTCGAGCCAGAGCTGTAATCCAGAAATATCTGATGGGGAAAAAGAGTCTGTAGAAGTAAGGCCGCTAAATGGTGTAAGGCCGCCAGATGCCGAAAGACCCGTTATAGGAGTTAGGCCACCTGCTCTAGTTAATCCTGGCATGTGACATTACTCCGGCCCAGCCTGCTGGATAATGCCAGTAATTCTTGCTGAAGCTGCTGCTCTTAAAGCAAAGCGTATGGCGCGTGGAGGGAATGCATAGTTAGTGTCACCCGTCGTAGTAGCGGAGGTAAGAACAGAATTATTTTCCCAAATGCCTGTAGCCGATGTATTGGCCGTAGGATTGGCATTCAGATTAATCTGCCAAGGATTACTAAAGGTATGCTGGACATCATAAATGGCTGATCCTGCGCCATAGATAAGCTGCACCCCAATTCCGATATCGGTCGGATTGTTATAGGTATCGATAGGGAAAGCCGGACTATAAGTTGTGCCGCCAGCCGATGCAATTACGGTGAAAGATTTAGCGCGCATGGCGGTATCCCTTGGATTAAGCGGTTACCCCTAGTGTGTTGGTATCGGCGCGATTGAAAGACATCTCTACTTGATAAGTGCCGACTTTATCTGCCGAGACAGGGGTGAAGGTCACAGAGAAAGGAATTTCACCACCGTTATTAGCGCCAGACGGGATCGGCGGCTGCGCACAGGCAGATGCAACATAGGTAAATCGAGCGACCGATGCTTTCGTATCCCCGGCGATACCGGCAGCTGATCCAAACTGATCGATGGTCAGAAGAGTCGTCCCACCGGCAGAGACGGTAATTTTATCACTAACCGTAGCCGATGCTGCGTTCGTGATAAAGATACGCGCGGTAAGATTCTGCGTACCAGGCGGAAATACGCCGCTCTGCGTAACAGAGGTGGTATTGCCAGCACCGGCAAAATTATACGTCTTACGAAGCACGACTGGGCTTTTACTGGAAGTTGCCGAAGTCGTAGCCTGAAAGCCGCTATAGATATTATCGGAATAACGCGTCATGGCTTATGCCCCCGGTGAACCGTAATAACCAAGATAATTGACCGCACCCGTACCAAAGAGGCGCATGGCGCTAAACTTCAGGTTTTTGGTATCGAAATCATTATCCCGATCCAGCATCACCTCATCGACATCGGTAAAGACCAAGCCATCGGCTTCGTCAGTTTTGATGAACCATGCATCGGCGTCGGTCAGCCACGGACTCCACAGCCAATCAATCGGCTTATTGGAGCTAGAAACCGGGTTGATCGTGTTATTGCCGCTATCGACCTCATATTCCGTTTCCAGAATCTTGCGCGCCAAATGCTGCTGCTCTTTGGAAACCACCAGCAATTTCGGCGTTACCACAATCGGCAGGTTCTGGTCATCGACGAAGGCGCTGATGTCGATATAGGCCTGCTCCAGCGAAGTCTGCATGAGATCGGAAGCCGTGGACGGCGTGTTCTTCTGGGTAACGTTATTAGATGCCACCAGAAGATGTGCAGAATTGAACAGGCTTTTGCCGTCCGCCGTCAGCGTCGGATTCGTCGCAGTAGAGAAGCCATTGTTGAGAAGGCTAGCAACAACAGTTTCTTCAGTGCGCCGTACAGCCTGAGCAAGCTGCTGCGGAATTGCGCGAAACTTATCATACTGGTCATAGCGCATCATCTCATAGGTAATGGTTGAGCCGATACCATAGGTAACGTTGATAATTTCACGAGGGAAACCCTGGAACTTATCACGATACGGGATACCCGCGCCCTGATCTTTAATACCAGCAAGGCCATAATTGGTGATGCCCTGAAATTTCTCGAACTGTTTGTCCGATTGATGCTTATCTACCAAGCGCTCCCAAATGGGCTCGTAATCCTGATAAGAATCACCGAACCAAGACAAAATGCCGGGCCAAAGGTCTTCTGAAAATGCACCAGTATTCATTACCATGTTTTATCTCCTTATTGACCAGCAATTCCGGCGCGCAGCATGTGGCGATTCCACATGACCTCTACGCCATTGTTAGTACCACCACCCGTTTCCTTGCCTGCTAATTCATCGAACGGCCCGATATTGATAATCTTAAATAGATCATTGATCGAAGCTGATGCCGGAATAGTGACAGACATGCCGGAAATACCGGTAAGAGCATTTGAAGCCGAAACATCAATGGTGACGTTCTTGCCCATATTGGAAGGACCTGCCGAAGTGACGCACTGCACGTAATAGGTCTGATTAGGATCGAAGCATACATCGACGCGACCAACGCCACCGGAGACGATAATTTTATTCGTCTGGAAGGTTGTAGGGCGATTAGCCGTGGTATAAACCGCAAGCACGACGCCATAGCCATAAAGGTTGGGGTCCTGACCGGCCGTGCAAGGCACAATAATGCCGTTAACATAGGCAACCGCATCGCCCTTAGCCAAAGACTGGTTGGTAGATGCCTGCGCAGGAAGGTTGCGCACATAGCCTGGCGTAAGATCGCGGCTAGGAATAAAACCTTGACGGCTGGCTGCCATAATAATCTCCTATTCAATTACCTGTGTTCCGCGTCTGGAACTGATTGTTATTTCACCGTGCGCCGCAGCGCCTTCCTTGTTAATTTCCTTTTTGACATGAGCGGTTAACCCGCCGACACGCCTCTGGTTTTCTTTATTAAAATATTCATCCCTCTCTAATGCCATCTCTTCGGGTATGCGCTGCAATATCCAGTCTTTTCCTTCTTGGGTGCTTGTCAGGCTTTTGCCATGCTCAATGCGCCCTGGATCGATCTGCGCTGTATTGCTGCTATCTAACCCGCTTACTGTTTCCCACCCTTCGGCTTTTTTCTTGGCAAGGTTTTCTGCATCTTTCCTCACCATACGATAGCGGTAGCCCTCTTCCTTATTCATGAATTCATTAAGGCTTGCGGGCTTCCATGATGACCGGCCTTTTTTAAGGCCAGTATCCATATCGCTTATTTTCTTGGGGGGTCTGCCGGGACGACCGACAGTGCTCAGTGTATCGTTCATTAGCGTGTCCCTTTCTTAGCTTTGACTGCTTCGAGCTGCTGCGCATATCTCTGTATATGCTCGGCATCTGATTTGGCTTTGGGACCGCCTAACCGCATCTTCACAGCGATGTCGCGCTGTTCTTGCGTTAGGGTTATCTTCTTTGATCTGCCGCCCCCCGTCAAGCCACCTCCCATGACGGATTGAGAACCGCCCGTTTTTTGAATGCCCATACGCCTATCTACCTCCTCAAGCTTCTTATCAAATGGCAAAGAAGCGTAACGTTGATTAGTGAAAACGGATTGCGTTTCTAAAAACGCCTGCTGGAATAAAGGATGCGAAGGGTCGGCCCATGCGCGCATCGGGCCGCCGACATGATCACGTTCATTCTGCCAAGCACGAAACATGGTGGCATCATTGTCAGTAATCTCGCCATTTTGCACAGCCATCTGAACGGCATCGTCAGTATTGATTGGCTGTATATTGCGATTAACTTCAGGGGTATTCGCTGATTTCTGAGGAGCAGCTTTTTGTTGGCGCTCGGTCAATTTCTTCTCAGTACGAATATCAATCAGTTTATCCTGAAGATTTAGCAACGCATCCATATCTCCAGTTTGCTGGGCGACGCGCATCTGCTGGCGGATAGTGGCTTCCGTATCGGCAAAGCTTTTATTCTGTAGGTGATCTACGACAGTGCCCATGCCGCTCATCAATTCATTGATCTGCTTGGATTGCTCTTCGGCAATCGTGCGATACTGATTGAGAGATTTCTTCTGATCGTTTACCTGCCGATAGAAATAATCGAATCTATCTTTGATTGGCTTTTGTAAATCAGCAGGCAGGCCATTCAAATCAACAGGATTATATCCCGGATGTTCCCGATAACTCGGTTGCGATGCCTGAGGTTTATCATCTGTATCAAGGCCATTTGCTGATGAGTTATTATCTTGTGAGGGGGATGCTATTTCTACCGTTAATGTATTGGTATCGGCACTCGTTGAATTTCCAGCTTCTTCGCTCATAAATTACTCCTTAATTACTGCTAAAATATCTTGATCCTGACAGATGAATAACGTTCCATCGTCTTGCGCTTCGCCTTTAGGAGAATAGGTGGCATCGAGCCATGCGCCGGAATGACGGCCGAAAATGACATTATCATCTACTTTCATAGTGCGGATAACGATGCGCTCACCCTGGTCATCATAGGTTTCTGTAAACCCAGCGGTTTCGCCAAGGGCGATAATCTTTCCAACGCAGGAAGCGTGTCTTTTCGCTATCGTATCTGGCAGAATAATGCCGCCGGTTGTTTTCTCTTGTACTTCGCGCTTGATTAATACTCGTCCAAACTTCGGCTCGTATTGCATAATGCTCCTTTAAGATGGTTTCCACTTACTCATGGCCTGTAACAAGCTTGTGGGATCGCTATTACCCCCCAAACCAAGCTGCTGTAGGTATGATTGCTCAATCGGCTGTAACGAACTCATAGAGCCGACCTGCCCTTGCGGATCGACTAGCTTGCGATTCTCTAAATTTAGGAAATAACTCTGCTCTTCTGGCCCTAAGCCGCCTCCATATACGCCCTTATTAGCAATATTAGTGGCTTGCTGGTTAGAGGTAAGGCCTCCCAGGGTCTGAAGACTTAAAGGCAATGGCGCAGCATTTGCTTGAGATGGATTAAAGGGGGCAGAAGTCATACCTTCACCCGTAGCATTGGCATTTTTCTGGGGAGCTAAACTGCTAGCTGCATTGCCACCAAAATATCCACCTAAGGCAGAACCTAAGCCAACATTAGCAAGTTCGGCAGGAAGGGTATTGCCAATTAAATTACTAACTGCACCTCCGCCCATGGCAGTATTGAGCGCACCACCTACATTGCCCGCGCTTGGAAACATTGCACCGCCAATATTGCTGCCTAAATAGGAGCCTCCGGCCGATAAAAGTGCGCCACCAAGACTACGATTCTGCCGATAATTATTTAATCCTCCGGCTGCTGCAGCCCCTATTGGGCCTCCGGCCATAAACCCGGCCACTGGTGCAGCAAAATTGGAAATTGTGTCAATTGTTTTTCCCATAATAGCAATTGTGCCATTATGAAAATCCTAAACAAGAGACCTCCCATCAATGGGTAAGCGTTGCTGAAAATGTCGTGGATTCTGTTTTTAATTCTGGGAAAATTTTACCCCAGCCCTTACGACCATTTATAATAAGAAGTTTGACATTATTATGTGTCATCAATTGACGAATGAATTTCCTTAATTCATCTTTCCAATTATGGATTCCATTGCCGCCAACCAATTCAATATTTAGTATTTTTTCCTTTACGCCAATAAACCAGAATAGATGTACAATACCAATCAACTTGTGATTATCTTTTACAAGGTAAAGGCTACCAAGCCCTAGCTTGACTCTCTCCAAAACTTCATCTTCACCTAATATATTACAAGGAGTACGTCGTACCGCACGCCTAATCATTAATTCTGCTTCTAATGGCAAAAAATCCATGCATTCTGGCAAGAATTGGCGAAATTCAATCTGACTTGCCATCGATATACTCTATAGCCTCAAGCACCTGCTGCTGCCCCGCCTCCATATACGCCTGCTCCAGTGATTTGGGAGGGACCGCCAAGCGGCGGCTCGGGAACTTGGAGTGCAGTTGGGCCATGATCCATCTGGTCACCCTGTCCTGCGCCCAATGGTGAAGCTCCGCCGGGCTTGGCTTGGGGAGGCGGGATAAGTCCGTGTTGCTGGCCATAAAGGAATGCCTCATGTTTCTGTTTATGCATAATGACAGTTTGCGCTTGCTCTGGCATGAGCGTACCACCTTTTTCTTTAACAAACTGCTCTAACTGCGCTAAATGAATGGCATGATGTTGATCAGGAAAAACGTCGAAAGGCGGCGATTGTCCAGGCGGCATCATGAACATCATGTTTTCTTGCATCTGGTCATCAATATTGAGTGGCTGAGGTACTGGTGGCACTAATTCATCAATATTATCGATATCCAATGCCTCTAATTGCCTTCTGCATATAGCATCCATTACCTGCGGGCGGCTTTGTGTCATGGGATTGGCCATAACAATCTGCGCTTCTGCTTGTACACGAGCCACTTTCTGCGATTGCGTGGCAAATTTGGGATCGAAAATAGGCTGAACCAACATATCATCGGAATAATCCATGCGCGTAATCATTTCCGGCGCACCATTAACAACATAATAATCGATCAAAGGCAAAAACCGCTGATTGATACGATAGATTTTCTGTAATTCATCGCTCAAAGCGTTTGCCAAGCGCATCTGAACGGCAGAAAACGATTCCAATGCCTGCTCCACCTGCGTCAAGTAAGTGGTAGGCTGTATAACTTTATCCATTGAGCCGGTCGTCGCTTCGGTGGTAGACGCCATGCGTTGCGCGCGCTCATCCATGGCTTCCATGATCTGAATCAATGCGGCATTCGGGCCCGGAAACTTCATCATCATGATGTTGTCGTTCAGATCGCCTATAGTATCGGAAATCTTGGTAAGCTTACCCAATGTCATACGCACTTCATCGCCGACGATACTCATGCGCTCACTGATAAATCCGCTCATATTGCCATCATTAGCAAGCGTTGCTGCATCCATACTCTGACGCAGCATGATGTTAATGGCGCTATTTAAATCACCGATGGAATGCCCAAGCCCAAACCCATAGAAACCATCTGGATTTTCCTTGAATTTATAATGTGTAAAATATTGAATCTGTTCATAATCTTTATAAGGATTGCCTTGTGGATCGGCTTCATATCCAAGCGTTACACGCTTAACAGATTTATTAGCCAGATCGAACGTTACGATATAGGGGCGATAATTACCTGAATCATCCAAATCCAAATAAACATGCTGTTCAATTAAAACAGCCGGACGATCTATTTTTAATGCATGATTTGGTTCTGTTATACCCTGGGATTGATCGACTTTAACGTTGTAGATATTCTCACCCTCCTGCATACAGGAGATTGCAGGAGATATAAGGAATCCGTTAGTAACCGATTGCTCAGTAGCCCCTATCGTCGTATTAATGATATGTGACTTGCGGCGCACGTCCTCAATATGGATTGGTCCTACATTATAATTAATAACTAAATCCGTTGGGCGGACGTTATCAACCTTAAAACGTTTAAGTTTCTCGCTGAAATATGTTTTCGTGAAGAAACTCCCATGTAGGGCCACCCCAAGAAATAGAGCATCTTTATCGCGCTTATAGTTACGATCCTGATAACCCAACTGATAACTCATATGATCACCGATACGCTCCGCTCGCTGCTCAAGCTCCTGGCGGTCTTGAACATTCTTACGCATAGGGATGGCAGAAACAAACGTATCTTGCGGGAAAAAGGCTTTATAAGTACGGGCCTGGAATTGATCGCATGATTCTGTCATCAGTGGCACACTCTCCGTAGCCCCCCATGATCGATCAGGATCAGAGTTTTCCGTATAATCAGTCTGCATGTATAGAGAGAGCCAGAACGTATGCATATCTAGCCAATCGGCGCGGCTATCGGCATCATCCTTAAAGCCGTTATAACATTCTTGCCCTATTTCACGCAGCATGGCATCATCCATGTCTTGCGCTAGATTATACGTCTCTGAGGAATTCTTAATGCGCCCAGCAAGCTCTGCTTGGCCAAGACCTACAAGGATTTCATGGCCAGCGTCGGTTTGTGGTGGATCAGCGGCAATCTGCCCAGCCATTTGGTTAAGAAGCTGGTCTTTCTGTGACTGTTCCATTGGCGGCTGCATTTAATTACCTCATGATAAGACGGCAAAATATCACCGATCATTTTACTGCGTATTTTGCTCCTGCGCAAATTGGCCACCCTCTGAGCATTAATAATAAAAGGAACGGCGCCGTAGCCTATGGCCTCGATTTCAAATACGTTGCGTTTAATAATGTCGCTAATTTCTTCAAACTGCGCTATAAGTTGAGGTTCTGCCCAGAAACAGCGCTTGACGTTATATAGCGGATCATTCATTCCTACTGAGAATTCCAGATATTTTGGCTGTCCTTGGTCATCGCGCGCATTCAAATCAGGCTTGTCGGGAAGGCAAAGATCGTAGCCATAGAGCTTAAACCGCTTAAAACCTAAATGATTTAACATATAAAGACCGCGCGTAGCCGTGGCGCTCCCGCCGCTGATGATGGAATAGGCCTGTTTTGAAGTGAGCGTTTCTTCATTGGCATTTACCGAAGCATGATAGCCAATAATGCGACAGCCCCGCGCTAGCAGCTCTAATGTAACAGCCGGATCAACTTGAGTTGCAACAAACCATAATATATCTGGATCGGCATTTTTGACAAAATCAGCCACATGCGGACGTGGATCGAGTAAAATACATGCCCATGGCTTAATGCCAGCCTCTTTAAGAGGAATGAGCGCATGTTTTACGGCGATGATTTTGTAGCCTTCTTCATATTCCTTAAGTAAATCCTCGGCAATTAATGTAGGGCCAGCAGAAACAACGATAAGTTTTTCCGTATTTTCTTTGCAAGGACGTATCCATTCAGAAATCAATTGCTGGTTACGCTCAATATGCTGACATATTTTTTCGTTTGGAATAGCATTACGAGTTTGGATAATAACCTGTTGTCCATAATTTCCCTGATTAACTCGCGTCGGCTCCTCCAATGCTGATTTTGCTACAGGGCCTTTATAATGCGTAGACCATTTTCCCATGGGACTATGAGGCCAAATATCCATACCGGGCTTTCCATAGGTAAGATTAGTGCATTTAACTTTAGTAATGCCGCATACCATGTCGAATACCCAGGAATCGTGTAACTGCTCATAACCAAGTATTTCATCAGTGATATAGCCGGATATCATCATTTCAATGATACCCGCGCCGCCATTTTCCAGATCAAATGCCATCCACCCGCATTCACTATGATCCCAATCCTTACGCCCCATATAAGCAACTGCCTCACCCTCTTTGGGCAAGCATTCTTTGATCTCATCGATAGTTACAGAGCGATTGGTTACTACATCTGCGTCCATCCAGATAAGATAGCGTGCTGGATTTTCATTATTGGCTTTAGCGGATTCGATCGCCTTTAAAGCTCGCTTTATGGCAAATATTTTATGACAGAATCGTACAGGCTGCTTACGATAATCATTAGGATCATCCTTGCCTTTATTGCGTTCAACAAATTCCTGATGCTCCTTATCCCATCCCACAGCTACAGCATCCTGCTGGCGCAGTATTTTTTGTACATCCGATACTAAAAGATCATCATCAAGCTCAAGCAATAATGGTATTTCAGCGGGCCAGAACCGTGTGAATGATTGTAGCATTTTCTTGCTATAGATTTCCCACGACGCATTTGGAAAAGTGGTAATAACTGCAATTGAATTATTCATAGCTTCAAAATCCCATATCCAAATGTATCGCTGTTAATAAATTTATAGGCCTTATTGAGGGAGCGCTGCTTGCAATACCATTCAAACGCTCGTTCTACTTCTGGTAGGCATATATCATGGAAAATGAGATATTTGGTGGCAAACCGCCCATAGGCAATTGCATCAGCAATGACATCCTCATAAGAATGACCAGCGTCAATTAGCACCACATCGTAGGGCATTGTCGCGCTATAAGTCTTTGGATCATGGCTGTTGCCCAAATAACCAGCCACCTCAATTCCCTCATTGTGCAAAAGCGCTATGATTTCGTTGCGCGGCAATGCCGTATGCTTCTCGCCATAATCGATATAGCTAATAACGCCACCGGGCTTGATGGCGTGTGATAACACATAGAGAGAATTACCCTCTGCCGTTCCCACTTCTAGGTAGGATGCAGCACCGCGCATCAAGTCATAAACATAGTTAAGTTCGCTACGCTCTTGAACGGTAATGACAGAACTGCGCGTATTGATAAAGCGCCAGAGCTCATCGAAAGATTTAGACACGCACTATATCCTTCTCATCGCATTTATCGCCATATTGTATTTCGAGTACTAACGTTGGTCTGATGGCATGGTATGTATGCAGCTCATCCTCATTTATTCTGCGCCATGCGCCAGATTGTTCTCCTGAGAGGAAAAGCCATAGCTCGCTACGAAGACGATGATATTGGTTTGATAATCGTCCATCGCGCTTAAAGCATAATAGCTTTACCTTAAAATGCGCGCGATCTAGCAGCGTCAGATACCAGCCCCATTGTCTGCGTACGAAGCGCTTACCAATCATGATACTGCACCGCTGCATTCACTAAATCACTACTGCTTTCTACTTTAGACCCGCCGACATTGAAAAGCGGCTTAATACGCAAATCATTGCATAGCTTAAGCTCCGGCGTGTTCTGTGCGGTACGATCCCCGCCATTGGCAAAGCAATCCGGCTTTAATTGTTTAAGTGTATTACAAACCGTATCATCATAATCATCGGCAGGAATTACGTTATAGACATCGCGCAATGCAAGCAGAATACGGGCACGGTTATCATATGGCATAAAGACAAAGCCTTTTTTGCGTTTAAGCCACACATCGCTGTTTAGAATGACTACGACTTTGCCATGCTCTGCTGCCTCTTCAATAAGACTAATATGACCGTGATGAAGCGGATCAAATCCGCCAGAGATTGCTACAATGCTCACATAATCCTCTTTGCCCAGGTTTCAGGACATCCGCGCTCGATCTCTATCGGAAAATCATATACGAATGGCATTGGCTGAATGTAATCCACCATCTGCTTTAAGCATTCGTCGATGGATTGCTTCGGTTCATAACCCAGTATTCTCCGAGCCTTATCACTGGAGCAATAGGCATCATGTACTTCATTAGGGCGCCCAGGCATATAAAGCGGATCATTGGTGTAGTTAGTTAGCTTACATATCTTGTCAGCCAATTCTTTTATTGTAATCTCGCCTAAATCTGGACCGATATTCACTACCTCGCCATCCGCATCGCCATGCACCATGCGCAATAATGATGGAATCACATCTGCAATAGGACTAAAGCAGCGCTTCTGTGATCCGTCGCCATAGATGATTGGCGGCTTACCCTGCTTACAGCGATTAATCATAATAGCTGCAACATTACGATAAGGATCGCAACTGCGCTGGCGTATACCGATAATATTATGTGGAACGGCGATGGCATATTTTACACCATGGGTTTTGCAGAGAACTTTAAGCGTATCTTCGGCAGCGACTTTAGCTATGCCATACGGATCAACGGGCTTAGGCCGCATACCCTCAGTGAATGGTAAAGATTGTTCGCCATAACGCGACATACTGCTCATATAGATGATGCGCTTCACGCCAGCAGCAATCGCTGCGCTGAATGTAGCAACGCTAGCTTCATAAATGTTACGCGTGATAAAGGATGGGCTGAAGGAGCTTAGACCTTCGTGAGCAGTGGCAGCGCAATGTATTAAGACATCTGAGTTGTATAGTTTCAGCGCATTAAACATATCCGTTTGATTGCAGCAATCATATTCCAGGCATGCGAAATGGGTAATATCTCTAATTGTTTTAGTAATATTATTATAATCACCACATAGTAAGTTATCATTTCCTCTTACCTCGTGTCCTTCGGCAATCAGCGCCTCTGCTAAATGTGAGCCAAGAAATCCTGCAATGCCAGTGATCCAGATTTTCATTGAATCTTACCTTCTAACAATAGATTCCATGCACCCATGCGCTTCATACATGCATCACAAAACCAGTCTTTAGAACGAAACTTATCTTTTTCAGTATATGCCCAATGATAATACTCGCCGCAAAACCTTGCGTTATCTTTTGGCTTATCATACCATTCCAGGAAGCTATTCATGCAGCCCTCTGCATTTTCATCGCAAGCGATAATCGTAATATCTGCTGCTCAAGGTAATTTGTGCATTTCTCTGCTACATATTTATCCCGTTCATGCCATCCCATACCGCGTATGCGATTATGTGTTTCATCAGCTTGTCCTTTATCGCTGGGCTTATCGTGTACCAGCAAATAATCCTTCATATGCGTGAAGCAATTATTGGCTTTGGCAATCTCCACGGTCCAGCTATCGACATACCAATGCATAAAAATCGGTGGCAAAAACCATCCCAGTGCTTCGATATATTCCCGGGTTACTATCGGATGTGGTGTGCCATTGGGATCACGGCTATCTTGCAGCGCATATACGTGAACTTTATTATCCAATGCATTGTAATGATCGAGCAGGGCTTGATCCCAGCATGGCGTTGTGAATATCATGTCATCAGCAGCAAGCATAAACAGCTTATTGCTCGGGTCTTTCATCGCTTCAATTGCTAGCATATTCCATTTATGCGCGGTGGGATAATCGGGCAGTTGATATCCGCCACCACAATATGATTCATCTGTAAAACCGAGATAAATATTAACTGTATCCTTACTGGTATTGTATGCGCTTTCAATCATGCGTTTGCATTGCTTGGGCCGCGCGCGTGTTGGGCATAGAAGAGCAATGGTCATAGCTCAAACCTCGTCGTTGGCACGTCGCTGTATTTATTCCCCTCACCTCTTCGCTGCCAATCCTCGTATTCAAGATTCCATAACTCTGCGAATGGAACTTCCTGGCATTCTTCAAACCATGGACCGCCATCACTGTAATGAATGACATCGGGCTTTCCAGCGTTAAGGCCAGAACTATTGACTGGCATTTTGGGACTGATACCGGAGATATAATTATAGGTATAAGGAATATTGCCGATCTGCATATCATCGAGCCAGCAGAAACTATGGAGATCACGGCCTGAAAGAAAGTTAACCTTCTCTGGTGTTATTTCAATATTAGCTGGATGCGCACAGTTCCACAGGACAAAGCTTGACCAGTTCTTGCGATGATAAAAGCGCTGCGTTCTGCCATCCATTTTCGTTTTATCAGAGGTGGGCGGGTAAACGTGCTTTACACACATTGCTGCGTATTTTGGATCACAGAATGAAAACAATTTGCGTATATCCGATAAAAATATCATATCGGCATCCATAAATAGCGCCCAGCCCTTATACCCCATAAGATGCGGCACTAGAAAACGTGTATGGCTGAATTCCGTGCTGAAAGTTTTGCCATCAACTAAATCCGTCCACTCTCCTTCGCTGCCATTGACAATCCATGGACGTGCGAAATGACCGGCTTTACGAAGTTCGCGATGCTTAAGATAGCGAATATTAATAGGATGATGAGTGCGTTTCTTTATGCTGTGAGCGGCGACATATGATCCAACGGATTCTCTTGAATCCCATCCGATAAAGACATTAATTGGCTCATCAGCGGCCATAACTTACCTTCACGCATTTCTTTTAGCGTTAATTGCAATCCACTCATGACTGCGAATAACTGCTCGCGCTCAGTATGTTGTTTTTTTGATAAACTATCTGTTAGCGAATTACCAAACCATGCGCCGATAATGGAATGTTTAGGATCGGATATGCAGGGGATACCAGCAGCGAGTGCTTGCCATCCAACGGAGGAGTTAAAGGTGTAGACATAGTTATAATCATCAAAATTGATGGGAGATGCATCACCCTTATTGCGCAATATACATTTGGTGGAAGGGTATTTCCATAATTGGCCAAGACCAAAGAACTCACTTACATGGTGCGTAGGCGGGCATACCAATACCGATTTACTATCATCAAACCCACGCCACGGATAAAGCTCGATGCCAAGCGCGCGCAAACGGTCATAGTCTGGTTTCAGCTTATCCAGGCCAAAGGTCTGTTGCGTGCTACGCAGGCTAATACGATAATAACCATTGTAATGACTGGGCTTCCAATAGCCTCGGTCCACATTGAACCAGTGCGGATATTGCTTAAATCCCGCAGTCATGCCACGAAGAATGCCATAACCAATGCCGACATTTGGCGCTGCTATATCTGGCAATCCCTCTTGAATGGCGCTTGCTACCGTATCGGCTATCTCATGCCCAGTACGCCATACCGCTACTTTCATTGGGATACTTGTTTATATCCTATAGCAACGTGATCCTTGACGCATTTATCATCATTATCTTTTTGAAGGCTATAGCCGATATAACCACCAGTCACTGAGCCAACTGAGCTACCACCGCATGATATGTATTGGCCATCCTTAGTAAGAATCGTTTCGGGTGTAGCACAAGCGGTTAATACTAATAATAAAGTCGTAACGATATAGGATTTCATCTGACGGCCCTCTGTAATGCTACTATTGCCCACAACGCCAACAATCCCATTAATGTTATTGGCCACGCGGCAATGGCTATCACCGCCATGCTTACTGCAAACAATGATCCGATACATGTAAAAATTGCGTTCATTTCTTTCTCATCGGCTTAATACGGTACGGGTCTTCCTGTACCAGGTTATTCTCTCTTCGCAGCCTGTGAAAGTTATTATCGATAGCTTCCCGCCGCATTTCTTCTACCGTCTTTATTCTACCGCGCCAGACACTTGGTAGCAACTCTAAAGCAGTGGATGCATGTGATGACCAATCATGATGGGGGTCTTTTTTAAATGACTGTAAATCTTCATTATATTCAAAATGATATGCCATCGCAGCTTCAATTCCTGGGGCGCAACTATTAGAATTAAACCAACAGACAGGCAAGGTTTTACGTAGTGCATCGATACGGTTAGCATGCGTTGTCTCAGGAATCACGCTCATGCGTATTCCATGATCTTTCCATGCCTGCTCTACAATTGAGCGCCCGTTAGCCTCCATCAGCTTTTTGCCAGCGTCCTGTGGAACATAATGCGCATAGTAATTGTATTGGCTGCGCTCCTTCAGAACATCACAATAATGACCAATGCCTTCGCCATTATTTTCATAGTAATCAATAAATAGAACTTCGCTGACCGATGATTGGTAAAACCAGATCACGCAGGTATCTGAATAGCCTAAATCCCACAGCGTATAAACTGGATAAGCTGGATCATGCAATACATCTGGCCTGATATGTCCCTTATCCTTAAGATCGGCTATCCATTTCGCATAAACCGCACCAGAATAGCGCGTATCGAATTCACCCTCCCATACATGCGCGTATGCTTTAGGGTCTTTGCGCTGCAGTTCCAATCGCTCATATTCAAGCACATCGGGAAAGAATGGATTGTCTTTATAGGATACCTTCTTAACAATTGAATTGCCAGGCGCGTCGAAAACAAAGCGCTTATAGGTCGCGTCATTGGGCTGCTTGGTATTAAAGCTAATCCATATCTCGGAATGCTCTTTGCGAATAGTCGGTATTAAAAGCTCCCAGGACGCTTCAGATACTTTTTCGGCTTCCTCTACCCAGCATATGTCTATCCCCTCTGTAGACTTGATTTCCGTGGCATTATGCTTAAGCCCGTTGAAGAGGAACTCCGTGCCATTCAATCCAATGATGGTGGTCTTCTGGATTTCATAGAATTCTTCCAAGCCCAGACTCATGATCTGGTCGGATAATAGTTTATGTACAGAGTCGGCTATTGATTTCTGTAGCTCACGTGCGCATAAGATTCGCAAAGGGCGCTGAGTACCCATGATAAGCAGCGCATCAGCAAATCCCCAGGATTTAGCGCCACCGCGGCCACCGTAATAGACTTTGTAACGCTTAGGCTCAAATAAGTCCTGAAACACTTCAGGAATATCGACCTGAAAGTTAATCTCTCGGTCGTACGAAGTTGATAGTTCCATTGACCTTTACAGCGCCAGAGAGTTTGGCATTCAATTCAGAGGGGATAATCTTGCCAAGGATAGTTAGAAACGCCGATGGGTTTTCTTCAGCCTGTCGCATCAAGTATTCTTCGCCGCCCACCCTCTCAAGTGAATTGAGGATCATGGTTTTGAGCGCCATGTTCTTTGCGTTTGTTGATCCTTTTGGTCTTCCACCTGGCATAAACTTAGTTATCTATTTGTAATTGCTTGATATTAATGAATTAGCTCCCCATGTATTTCCTGCGCTAGCTTCCTGCTGATTACAACGGGATGGACGTGCTCTGTAATTGATATTGTACTGTAATTAAAACCTTTTTGCAAAAGCCCTCGCCAGTGTGATACTTTTTCCTTATCCCACTTGAGGTTACCATGCCTGAGTTTTGGCACGCAATAACCTTTCTTTTTCTCAATAGAAATGATTCGATTAATAGCGCTTTCAGTGCGACCAACAATGATTGCAATCTCAGCGGGTTTATGTGTATAGCGTAAACGCTTAATAAGACTAAGCTCTGAAACTGAATAGGGTTTTTTAATTAACATGGTCATATGCTCACCTGTTGATTCTCGCGTTTCTCTAGCCAATCGAAATCCGCTGTAGTGGCATGCATGGAGGAAATACCTTTATCCCTGCACCAGCGCAGGCGTTTGGCTTTCTGTTCGTCGGTTTCGCTGGTTGATGGGGCTGTGGTAGTTGTTTGCATGGTCTGCGTTTTATCTCTCGGTTCAAAAAGGTCTTGCCAGTCGTTGAGAATGCTTTGGTTGAGGATTAGCGTAGGATCGTGCCCGTTTGCCCTAAAGCGCTCTAGCTTGCCGATAGCGATCCTTTCGGCTCGCAACGTCATGGGTTTTTTTATCTTGAGGCGCATTTCCTTGAATCCCTCCCATTCAGCAAGCGGCATCCAGTCTGGAATTTCTGTTTCTTGCTGGGGGACTTTCTTTTGACCCCCTTTAGGGGGGTTTTCTTTGTGGGGGGATAAGGAAGTTAAGGAAGTTAAGGAAGGGGTGCAGGGGAAACCATTGAAACTATCGAAACCATTGGGGGGAGTGTCACAGCTGTCACCGTTTGTCACTGTGACATCGCGTGACAATCTATGACGGCGCTGACGAGACGCATCCTTCTCTCTCTTGGATTTTTCCTTTATTTCTCTTTCATATTCATAAGCTTTTACAGCAGCAAGTATCATCTCAGGTGTGGCGCCTGCTTGAACCAATGCTTCTATGATGGGCGTTAGCATTGTTGTATGGCCCTTATGATATATTGCATGGCGCGCCCATCAAAAACCATATCAGAGGTAACGCGCAGAACTTTATAGCCTTTGATTAATGCCTCTGCGTATTTCTCAGCATCTTGCTCAAAACGCTTTCCACGATTATGGGCGCCGTTTATCCATGATCCTCCCTCAACTTCTATGGCAAAAAAATGATTAGGCCACCCCAATACAAAATCTAAACGCCAGCGGCGTGGAGGGGAAAATCTATATTCTCTTTCAAAATGAATACCCTCATCCATAAGTTGGAGCGCCAGGGATTCTTCGCCACGACTCTTGGGTTTAGGGTTTTTTTTAAGCCCAGCAAGAATAGGTTCTAATGGCTTGCAGTTTTTTAAGCGAGAAATCATTATCCGCATTCCTTAGCGCTAAATTGGGCTTCTAGCTTGTCTAGGCGGTCTTTGATGGTATCAATATACTCACAAAGGATTTTCTCACGGCGCGACAATGGATAGGTTTTATCGCCCAGGCGCAACCTGCGGCGCTCTTCCATTTCAAGACGGTGTGCAGTCAACATATCTTCCCCCTGTTTATTAACATTCATCCCAGTCTGAGCTGGTGTTTTCCCCGTTTTTCAACGCCAAGGACGGGGATACTCCTTGTAAGACCCTGGGGAGAGGGAGCGTTATTCCGTTGTCTCAGAAGTTAATGATTTCAAAAACCGATCAAAATAGTCGGGAATAGGAACTCCTGCATCGAGCGAGAAAGGCATTTCTGCCTGGGAAGCCTGTATATTTTGGCGCGACACTTCACGTTCTACCCGTGTCATAAATCCCCCATTTTCGGTAATTAATTAAAATAATTATAAATAATTTTACCTTTCTTTAATTTTTCTTCTTTTTTTACTAGCTATTTTCGCTAATGTTTCGTAAGTAATATTTATAAATCCACGTTTGTGTAACGACATGATGACCCGCGGCCAGTATTTACAGGGGATGCTATTTCGGCGCTTCATTGTACAAGCGTGTACGTTATCGACGCCTATATCGCGCCCGAAATCAGCATCTTTTTCCCATAGCTGAATAATATCCTTGAATGTTTTAATTTCGCTCATCCTCTAACAATACAAAATGTATAACGGTGTGTCAACGCATAATGTATCGTGATTTAGAAAACAAAATTGCTACCGTGGGTAGCATGCCGAAAATAAATTTAGAAGCAGCCGCCAGGTTAAAGCGATGCCGTGAAGACGCGGGCTATGAAACTGCAACCGATTTTATCAATGCCAAAGGAGTGCCTGAGCCTACTTATCGCTCGCATGAGAATGGAAACCGCAACATCTCTATCCGCGCCGCCAAACAATATGCTAAATTATTGGGGACAACCTATACTTGGATTTTGGACGGAGAGGGCGCGGCGAAAGACAGTTTTCATGAAGAAGGAATTAATCAAACGGATGTCGCCATCTTATATACGCTCAAAACAATTATTCATTTCCTTGTCAAAGAAAAAATGATCGATAAAAAAGATTTGGAAAAGGCATTTTCTAATGCGGTTGATCTGTACCAGGCACATCATTTGCCGGAGGCAGTGAAGATAATGAGCGGACTCCACACCGCTGTATCTGGCGGAGCAAATCCGACAAGTACAGAAGCGCTTCACAAGCTTTTAGACATAATTCCTCTGGGTTCTGCTTGACCTCTTCGATAATCGGCGTGGTGAGGTGATCCTGCATAATATCTCCCTTGATATTTTTTTATCGAGCGATAAATTTCACACATTTTCAACTCGTCTGCAAGATTAATATTTATGCGGAATTTATTTAACAAGATTTCATCCGTCACCCTTACTAAGAAGCGGTGTATCTGGCATCGATGGGAGGAGTGGTGTAGCGATGATGATAAGAAACATCTGAATAATTATTATACCATCCATCTAGCGCGTCGCTGCTTTGACTGTGAAAAAAAACAGGACATGATAATCGATCCGGCGGGATTCCTTTAATCGCTATTCTATAAGACTCTAATTTTCCAATAGAATAAAAATAATGCATTATTTTATGCCAAAATCATACATTTTGTATTGACGGCTATCTATACATTTTGTATAATACTTTCATAAGCACTTTTATGGGAGGTTATATGTCAAACTATCCAGACGATTTTCGCGGCACGAACATGGACGCAACCTGGCAGCCAGAAGTGGATTGTCCGGACTCCTATAAGCGCGTCATGGAAGATCAGGCCGCTTTCAAGGAAATACTCGCAGCCATAACCACCATTTTGCACAAACATCGCCGCGCATGGACGGCACACGGTCTTCATTGCGTTATGGAGGTAGTGGGCGAACGGCTATGGTCCGATTCCGCATCCGAGATCAAAGAGCTTGAAGACAATCAGTACGATCTCAGCCCCTACCCTTATACCCATGAGAATATGTACGCTGCTGCTTCCGAGCGTTTGTTCAATGCGTTGCGAGTAAAGCCCATAAATTACCAGGATGAACTTACAAAGATGTTCGCGGCTATTGCCGTACCTCAGTTTAGGGGAGAATTATGAAATCCCTTACATTCAACATCTCCTCGCCGGTCGTCATAGTCCCGCTGATGATGCTTTGCTTCTATGCGGCTTTTCTGGATAGCCATTTCGATCAAAGGGCGGCTGCGCTTAAGCCCTACGCTGGACCGATCATTCATACGCCTGACGATATGACGGGGCCTAGCATGTGTATGGATTGGCTGTGCCGGTTACAGGAGGCCAAAAATGCAGATCGATAAGGTTATATCCGTCGCCATGCTGGGATTCTTCGCAGTGGCTGCAGCGGGCGGGATTTTGCAATGGAAAGAAGCAAAAGAAAAGAAAGGGCGCCAGCCATGACACCGGAAAACTTTATAGCATTTCTTGAGCGCTATGCTCAACGCGAAATAGATAAAATAACAGATGCTGTCGGACCGAATCCTACCGGCGCATGGAGTTACGAACGCGCGAAAAAAGAAACTTACAATGAAGTTATCGGGTTTATTAACGTTTTTACAAAAGAATACTTAAATGATCGATCTAGCAAAATTGCTTGAGCCTTTTCCCAAGGATGCCGTCAGCTGGCGTGCGCAACACTTCACCAGTGATGGTACATCTGCATTGGCTTTGGCATATATCGATGCTCGGGATGTGTTTAATCGCTTAGACGATGTATGCGGCCAGCATGGATGGAGTAATGAGATTTCTGAAACAGCAAAAGGTCGGATTATCTGCCGCTTAGGAATTAATATAGAAGATAAGTGGATTTATAAAAGCGATGGGGCTGGAGATACGGATGTAGAGAGTGAAAAGGGGGCCATTTCAGACGCGATTAAGCGCGCAGGTGTTTTGTGGGGAATAGGCCGCTATTTATACGATTTAGACGCTGTATGGGTGCCATGCAAAGCTGAACAGCGCAATGGCAAATGGGTGTTTAAGGGATGGTCGGTTGATCCCTGGACTAAAGTTAAGCTGGATCAGCGCGCTGGATTTGAGACCGCTAAGAAGCAGAATGCCAAATGGGAAGCCATAGCGGATGAATTGCGCTCTGTTGAAGATGAAAAAGAGCTTGGGGCTGTCTGGGGAAAATATAAGCCCGAGCTAACCGTATTTAAGCGCGGCGATCCAGAGATTTTTAATCAATTGGAAGACATTAAGAACAATATGAAGGCCGATCTGTTGCAAAAGGCCGGGATGTCACAGGGATTTAACGATATAAACAAGGGGGCTGCGCATGTCTAAAGAGGATAATCAGGGAGCATTATTTAAAAATGATGCCATGCGCGCAGGGAAATCGGATGCCGATTATACCGGAAATATCACTATTGATGGCAAGGAATACTGGCTCAATGGCTGGATAAATGTGTCCAGGGATGGAAATAAGAAATATTTCCGACTTAAGGCAAAACTTAAATCAGAAGCAAAGAAACCGCAAGCGCGCGAAACTTCTTTTGACGAGGTGCCTTTCTAATGAATCCGCAGGACATACATGAAAAACTGGTAACGCTTGGCGAGGCATGGGCGGAAGCTCAGGCTGCAGCAGAGTTGCTGGAGGAAAATAAAAAGCCCCTCCTCTCTCAGCTTTCGGTGGAATGCAATGAATCATCGGCGGCGGCGAAGGAGGCCTTTGCTCTGCGCCATCCTGATTATAAGAAGCATCTCGATATTATGGTTAAATCTCGCAAGGCGGCGAACAAGGCAAGAGTAAGGTATGATAGCGCTAAAGTATGGGTGGACCTGCTGCGGACGTTGAATGCCAACGAACGCGCAGCGAATAGGAGCGCCACATGATTCAGCTAGAGCTTTACATACCCCCTCCCTGTCCCAAAGACATGCCGTGTGCCATGGCTATGGTGCTGCGCAAGCTGCAGGAAAAAGGCATGCACGGAATTACTTGGGATGATTTCGCGCGCGGCTTTGCTTTGCGGTCACGCATCAGCGATCTGCGCAAGCAGGGATACCAGATTACCACGCTCAATGAATACCTTGAGGGCGGATGTCTCAGGGCAAGATATGTGTTAATCGAGGGAGAAAACCATGGCTGACATTATCCCATTATTCAGCGAAACCATGAAATTAGATGCTGAAACCAGCCTAATAGGCGTTATTATATCATCCGCCGCACTTAACAGCATCCCGCTCGATACCATAGTCAGGATGCGGGTTGAGGCTGAGGATGGCGAGATGATCACGGCGTATGAAGCTATCGTTAAGGCTATTCGGACATTGGCCGATTTGGTATGGGATATGGACGATTATTACAAGATGAAAGCTGCGTTTGACGGCAAGCACAGTGTTTGAAGAAAGAATAGGGATAACGTACATGGACATCAAAGACAAAAAGATCATGGAACTGGCAACGCAACGTAACGATCTCATCGCAATGTTGCAAACCGCGTTTCTTATGCACGAAAAAGGCCTGCTTTGCAGAAATGGGCTGATTAGCGCGACCTGGATGCAAGAAGCAGAGGCTCTGGTCAAAAAGATAGCCAGTTAACGGAATCGCCTGGTGTGACTGCGTAGCGGGAGCATCTGGGATCGACCCTATCCGTCCGGGTCGTTAGATAATAGCGGAGCGCCCAAACGAAAGAATGGGATAGCGAGGCAGAAGCCTTAGTCGAGAGACTTAAAATCTGGAAGGCATTAAGTCAGCCTTCGCGGGTGAAAGCCCTCTAGCGTAGAGCTACGCCGACGTAGGCGGTAATTTGTGGCGATGACAAGCCTTAACCCAGACGGGGAAAACGAGACAGGCCGGAGAGACGGTCAACGGGATACCCGCAAGGGTGAAAGGTGGCAGCAGGGGTGACGAGAGTCGTTAAAGCGCAGACAACTTGGTGGCGAAATCCTGCATAGCACCAAGAGGGAGGCACATGCCCGACCACGGTGTGCAAGCGGGTGCGGTTGGCTAGCGCCGCATCCGCTCGAAGTAACTTGGATAACGGTATCAGGAGGGTAATATGACGAAGAAGCGGAAAAAACAGATCAGTTACGACAAGCTGACAAACAAGGTTCTGAAGGAAATTCGGAAGCAGATCGAAGCCAAAGCAACGGCAGATTGCGAGGCCGCGTGAGCAACAAGCTAATGCATCCAAGTTTCAGTCTGCTGAGCAAGCTCGGCTCGATTGCTGTTCACGCAGAGGAGCTGCTCTCACCTGGCGGTCACCAATTCGATAAGGCCGCGCTCGATGGACTGCTGGCCGATCCCGAGGTGATCGCATGGATGGACGAAATGAGGAAAGAGGCGTTGTTGCCGGTCAAACGGCGATAACCCTATTAACGGATCGGGAGTGAAGATTATGGAAAAATACTTCGAATATTTAGACGAGCTTCGTGAAAGCGGCAATATGAACATGTTCGGCGCTGGACAGGCATTACGGATGGATTTTGGTCTCGATAAAAAGGAGGCCGCAGACATCCTATCAAAATGGATGGAAACTTTCGATGGTGAAAGCAGCGTGGCAGAGCGCGTTGCTAAAGTCGCCTAATGTAAATGTAGGGTGACCGCATGTCAAAGTATCCAATAAAACACGACTGGTGCAAGGACAACGTAGCCTCGTTATGCGACAAAGTTGATAAGCACTATGGAGGATGGCCGGAGGAAGCAGAGGGACTCGTTATGCAGCATAGCGATGAACGGGAATGCTACTTCTCGCTGAGATGCCCCCATGATGAGTGGAATACGACCGTGTTGACGCGGAAGCAATATGCGGATCACAAAGCGAAGACGCCAGCGAACGACAACCCTACGAGGGAATTAGAAACCAAATGAAAACCGCTATGACAACTCTCGCCATTATAATTGGGATCACCAGCGTTCTTTCGTTAGCTGCTTGGCTTATGGTGTATAAATGGGAAGACTGCCGCAAGGTAGGGCATACGAAGCTTTACTGTTTCATGGATTTAAAATGAAGAAACACTGGATTTGGAAAAACTTCGTGAACGGCAACCCGGAATATTGGATTTTTGATAATCCCTATCCTTGCCATCCTAATGGTGATCCCATGACGGTAGGTGAACCTTGCGGATACGGAATATTCAAAGGCTCTCAAAACGGAAGGCTCGACCGATCCGAAGAGTACGCATTAAATCAATGCAAGGCGGCATTGGCTTACGAGAAACGATCAAAGGGTACAAACACCGAGGAGGAACTATGACCGATATTCTTTATACGCCCATGCAGGCTAATGACGCCGAAGCCGAAACTATCGGTGACTATTTCAGAGCGTTGCTCAAAACTCTTTGGCAAGAGGGAGAAGGCTTCTCTGGCAAACGGCCGTTCGGTAATAGCGGTTGGGATTACGATATTTACACGGCACTTGTCGCTGCGAAGGTCGTGAAAGGAAAGATCGACCAAGAGGGTAGCCTGATCGAATGCGACGAGAAGGCGGCAGACAAGCTCATCTACGAAGCCATCAACAGAATGGGGCGAGCGGCATGAGCCAGGAAACCGGACTGATAGTAGAGGCGGGGAATCCTTCTGAGGAGTGCCAGGCTTGGGCGGACATGCTCCGCAAAATGTATGCCGTTTATACCGATATTCCAGAATCGGAAACGGGCATCCACCGGCTCACCCGCATTTCGCCATTTGACCCACAAAAGCGCAGACATACCAGCTTTGCAAGGGTGAGTGTGAACGGAAACGTTAATGAGCAACAAGTTAAAATCTATGTACTACATCCTTACACTATCGTCCGAGATTTACGTACCGGCGCGGAAACTGAGGATGTCGAGGGCGTTTTGGCAGGAAGGGTTAAGATATGACACGCCTGGACACGAACGCCAGTTGGCGGCCTATTGAAACCGCACCTAAAGATGGGTCGAAGTTTATCGCCACCGATGGTTGCGACGTCTACATGTGCGCTTGGCATGCGCCTTCGGAAACTATGGGTCACTGGCATAATCCTGATGACGGAAGCCCTCTAGCCCAAATGTTTGACGAATGGAAACCCACCAACTGGATGCCGTTACCGGAGCTTCCCCTATGACCACCAGATCGATTGACCGTTTCTCTTTAGACGAATTGGCCGTTATTGAGGCAGCTGAGCGAGGATGTATAAAGGCGAAAAAGGGGAAGCAGTTTGACGCTGATGTTTTCCAGGCAGTAGCTGTATTTGAACTAAAAAGATTGAGAGATTCGTTATGAGCGACCGAACTTTATCGATTGATGAGAAACCAAAGGCCATCCGAGCGGCTGAGGATTATGTAGCTGAAGCCGGAAGGGATGGCTGGACGGTTGAGGGCGTTGTCGAGGTGTATCTCGCGGCGCTCCCCCAACCATCTGCGGATAGGGTTCAGGCGGTCGCCAAGGCTATCGAACCTCTTCTACCCGGGGCATACTTCTCGACCTGTGAGAAGGTGGCCACAGCCGCAATCGCCGCCATGCCGCCGGTAGAGGTGCCTTGGCAGCAAGTCGCAGGGACAATCCTTGAGGCCTGCGATACGCTCGATGGCGAAGAAACCGGCCTTCTTCTGAAAGTTCTCTATGACGCTGGCTATCGAATCGTGAAGGGAGATTCTCAATGATTACGGACACCAGTACCCATTTGGAGAGGAGCAAAGCATGACGATTCATGACGCATGGAGTGCCGTATTCTCATGGATCGCTATACACGATGCCACATGGCCCTTGGTATGGGCACTCTTGTTAATTGTATGGTCGCCTCGGGGATTTGCGCTATCATTGTTGGTTATAATCATTATTCGCTCCTGTGCGGGGGTCCCATGACCGATTCGCTGATAGCCCACAAATGCCCGCACTGCGGATGGCAGAAGGTATCCTTTGGTTTGATGTGGCGCTGCGTTAACGAGCTATGTAGAGGGGGTGCAAAATGACCGGATCGCTGAGTGATCGCGCTGGCGACAACGCCGCCTTCAAGCGGCTCGCCACGAAACGCGTCAACAATGCCATTAAGCATATCCGGTTGATCGGCAACCTCTCCAATCGGTCCAACTACTCATACTCGGACAAGCAGGTTCGAGCCATCTTCGCCGCCCTGAAAGAGGCTACAAAGGATGCCGAAGCTATGTTCTTGAAAAAACAACCCCAACGCTTTGAGTTGACGCCATGAACAAGCCCGAACCGCTGAATGATTCAACCAAAATCGCCGTATACAAGCTCTATGTAGATGGGCAATTGGGGCTCTCTTTCGAGAGTCTAAAAGATGCTAAGGAGGCTGCAAAAGTCTTTGAAGCTGAAGGCCGGGACTGTTCTATATTTATTGAGGATAAATAATGTCAAACGTACCGCCAATCCCTTCATCGCTGATCCGGCAATTAGAAAACGAGAGCTTTCCATTGGATTGCACTGCATGGACAGCACACGCCGCTTGGAATAAAGCGAAGGAGCGGTTCTTGACCCTCGTCCGCGAGCACGAGGCCGAACAACTTAGGGGGGGTGTTCCATTGGGCTTACCCAGTGGTGAACCGACTGCCGCAGTAACGCCCCCCACCAGTTCAAAATCGCTATTCTTCAAGCTCGGGCAATCAGCTTTTGATATGGGGGATGCCGCTATCCGTAAGGACGTGGAAGACTGCGGCGAAAGCCGTCGCCTCGAAACATCCCCCGCCATCATTCCGATTCAGCCGTGGCCCGATCCGGATGCGGCCCCACCTCCGTCGTCTCCGGCACCGGTGTATGCGAGTGGGTATTCAGAGAAGAAACTCTATGTCGTTGCCTCGGAAAAGGATGCTGACCCTGAAGATAGAGTTTGGACATTATCATTAACCCCCTCGGAAACTGGCTGGGAAACAGATAGTGGATTCAAAGGATACGGCCTTACCAGGGATTTCGCTCAGGCTATAGCGGACACATGGAATAGCCGCAACCAAACGCGTGAATATTCAGTTATGGGGAGGTCATCCGTAAACTCGGATGAGGCTAACGACGCCAGTTGTGATGCTCCGGCAAACCTCCCCACCAATCTTGACCAGTGTGAGATTCCGGTAATCAACCACGATTTGCGGCAAGCGTGGGGCCGTATCCGCGACGCGATGGAGTATTACACTAAGGTGGCGCTCTACGCGAGAAGATCATCCGGAGAAGCCGGAGGCATAGCGACACATGAAGAAGTGGGCTATCTCGCTAGCAATTGCGCCCCTGATGTAAAGACGGTCGATGCTTTCATGCGTGGCCTGAAGCCGGTGTCGATAAAAGATGGGGCGCAGGCAATGCGTGCGACACGCGTTCTTGGAGTAAAGGGTGATGCACATGAAATAATGGCGCAAGCTTGCGCTGAACAATGGGGGCTGAAATGGAAATAGAGTGCCGGAGAATCTTCGAGGAGGGGTTTAAAAAGGTCAAGCTTACCGAGCACGAATCCATCAACGCCATGATGGAAGCCGTCGCCTGGGAATGGTTTGAAAATGGATATCGCATCGCATCGAGCACCGACCAGCGGACCGATATTTCAGTTAATGCAGGAGGTCAACCAGAAAGGCTTATGGGAGCGCCTTCGGACGCTCCAACTTGCGCCCCGGATAGGCAGGGTGAAGCCCTTATCGCCGAGCCTCCTGCGCCAAACGATCAGCCGAGCCGTTGCAAACACGGCGTATGGGCGGCTGATCGGTGTGAAGATTGCGCCAATGAACACCCGGATTGGGTCCATGATCCTCACTGGCCCGAGCAGCCGGTCGAGTTGTCGTTAGACCCAACACACGCACTATTGAAACATTTGAAATACAGGCGATGCGATGACGAGTATTATTTATCTCGGGAAGGCCTCGCCGCCCTCAAGGGAGAATTGCTAGCGATCGAGATCAAAAGGATCGTCTATGCACCGGAGCGGGAAGTGCAGCAGCCGGATGAGCGCACTGATTTGGAAATATTAGGGAATGCCATTTACGATGCCGCAGAGAACTTCATGGATAGGGATGGCTTCATAGATGATAGAAAGGGCCTAGCAAAAGCAATTTTAGCTATCGTACCAACGAAGCGGGAAGCGGTTGATGAGGCCGAAGCGGTTGAGGTTATGCTTGCGGCCTGGAAGAGCCTGCCATTATGGGATGCGGATTGTTTAATCGCTAATACGCAAGACGCTATCGATGAAGGCTATCGTCGGAGTCTTCGAGTCGCGTTCTCCGCCCTGTCGGAACGCTTCGACATCAGGAGGCGGGGTCGTGATGACTGAGGGCGAACGGCGGTTCTTACAGTCCGACCTTGAAGCTAAACTGTTCAGCACGCTTGCGAGCACTAATGGCGATTGTAGAGCGGCAACTGTTATGCTTCTGGATCGTTTGAACGACCTCGCTGACATTCGGTTAAGGTTCTCTATAGCTGCTATCGAAGACGAAGGAGGCCGGGGTCGTGATGACGTGTCTTGAGCACTGGCACCATTGGAACGTGGTTTCGACCGTCCAAGGCAAGCACGGCGTCACCACTACGGAGCAATGCTGCCGTTGTCTGACGATGCGTTCTTACGAGCGATGGACCGAATACAGCGCGCCTACCACAACTCAAATAGAAGTAGAAAAACCGGAGGGGAAATGATTAAAGGACGCACCACATTCTGGGCCGGATTTGTTAGCGGCAAAATCGACATAGAGGAGTTCAACGGATACCACGCTAACGAATATCCGATGCCGTGCCTTTATCGACGGAAGGCCGACGCTCTCCTGCATTACGATGATGTCCGGCGCGTCACGGTATCCGTATCTAAGGACCAGCAGCCATGAATGGCCTCGTCGCAATTATCAGCCTGGTAGGAATTCTGGTTATCATGGGAATGGCGTTCTATGGACAATGGCAAACGATGAAGCTGGTGCGGGAGGCATCAGGTGCTTTCCCGATCTCTGCGGCTGTTAAGTTCGCGATAGCCTATCAGACAAAAAATGATTCAACAGAGGGAGTTGCTGATGACTGATTACTACCAGGTAACTGACGACGAATGGATTTTTCCTACGATGAATAAGCACCGCCGAGCTTGCTGTGATTGCGGCTTGGTTCACGTAGTGGATACCCGCATCGTCAAGAAGGTGCGGGGTGGGGTGAAGGTGCTCCCAGCGCGTAAGATGGGGTTGCTGGTGATGGCTAGGGCCCGGAGGAGCGACGAGCTGACTGCGGCTCGCCGTAAACAGGTGAAGCGCAAGGCCAAACGATCAACAGGCGAGGAACCATGACATTGAGTAGCAATTATGCCTCTCCAGACGCTTATATCCGGCAATGCGAGGCGCAGCGAAAGGCAATTGATCGCGCCAATGCTTCCCATATGGCCGCAAAAGAAAATGGGAAACAGGGCGTCGTGATCGATGCAGATTATCATGAAGTTGATGTGTCCGCAGCCGGAGACGTGAGGCTTATAGCGGCCAACCGAGCAACAGATGGAGAAGTAAAATGAAATTCAGCCACACGATTAATGAGACGCGGAATAATGCAAACGAGAAGGGTTTTGCCAAGCATGTGGTACGTCTCGACCTTAGCGTGTCAGGCGATGACGTGGGGGATATTGTCGTGCGTATGCGGGACTTTCTGAAAGAGATAACCAAGGAAACCCTATCAAACGATGAGGCAAGCAATGGATAATGCAGAGATCAAGACCCTCCGTCTCCACGGGATTGTTTTCAACCCCGCGTTGAACGATGGGCAAAATGGGAAGTTGCGTTGCGAGGCTAATCAGTGGGTCACTGACAAGCATGGCAACGTCACCGATGTGAAGCATCGCTTGGAGGCTGGCGACGTAGGGGCGGCGTTGGTTGTCCTTCGCAAGCGGGCCGAGGTGATCATGCAGCTCCACGCGAACAATCGACCTAGCGATCAGGAGGGAAAATGACCGACAGAACCAAGGTTTTAACTGTGCTGTTAGACCAGGAATATCGCGATGACGATGTAGAGGCGATCAAAAACGCCATTAGGATGGTTCGCGGTGTGGTCAAGGTCGATCACATTGTCCATTCCCCGCAGGATTGGCAGGCCGAAAACTCTGCGAAGTGGGAGCTACGGAAAAAGTTACTTGAGGTACTCGCGTGAAAACAAAACTAACCGATGAGGTAATTAAATGAGTGATGCAGCGCAATATACGTTTCTGGCGGTGGCTGGCGGATTCTTCGGCTGGTATGCCGGTGATCTCGCTCGTTGGATTATAGCCAAGTGCAAGCGACCAGGAGTTGATAACGCAAACGAGTATTCAAAAGAGATAAAATAATGTTTCTCACCGAGAAAGAAGTCATAGCCCTAACCGACAAGGAGCGTCACGATGCGCAAGCACGCGCGCTACGGTATCTTGGCATTGATTTCCGTCCTCGTGCTGATGGTAGCCTAGTAATTTTAAGATCACATGTCGAGAAAATGCTTGGCGGTGTCATGGAAAAAAATGTAAGGGTTAGAAACGAGCCGAACTGGAACGCCACATGAGGGCTATGCCAAAACCGCGTAAACCTGAGAATAAAGGTTTCCCCGAAAGGTGGTCTAAGCGGCATGGAGCTATCTATTACAGCGTTCCTCGGGGAATGGAATATAAATGGGACGGCAAACAACTATTCCGCTTGGGAAAGACAGCCTCAGAGGCGTATAAGGCCTGGGCAGAGCGCTTAGAGGGTGTTGAGAATGCCCAGACTATCGGAAAGCTATTAGATCGCTATAAACACGAGATCATCCCTACTAAAGCTCCAAAAACGCAAGGCGAACAAATCCGCCAGATTAAAAAGCTCCGGATCGTCTTTGGTCACATGTATCTCGATGAAATCACACCTCAAGATATTTATAAATACGTTGATAAGCGAAATGCGAAAGTTTCCGCAAAACGAGAAATAGCCATTCTTAAGCATGCCTTCACCAAGGCTGTTCGATGGGGGTACATCAAAGAGCACCCCTTTAAAGGTGAGGTGCGTTTCGATGAGGAATCAGAGATTGAAACACCGCGCGACAGGTATGTAGAAGATTGGGAAATGGATGAATTGCATTTACTCAAACCTAAGCGCGATGGCAATGATGCTACTCTAATGCTGCAAGCCTATGCATGGCTGAAAGAAGTCACCGGCATGGCAAAAGGTGATTTGCTTCGGATTCGCCCTAAAGAAGATTTCCGAGACGATGGTATCCATATTACGCGCCATAAGACCAAAAAGAAAACCAATAAAAAGACTGTATATGCATGGACGGCAGAGCGGAGAGCCGCAGCGGATTATGCTTTATCTGTGCGCCCCGTTGATATATCGCCATGGCTTTTCTGTAGTAAGCGCGGCCAATCTTATATTAATGAAGAAAAAGGTACATGCAGCGGGTTTGATTCCATATGGCAGCGCTTTATGGGGAGGCTGCTTGCGGAAACAAAGATTACACGGCGTTTTACCGAGCACGATATACGCGCCAAAGCCTCTAGTGATGCGCCAGACGACGAATGCGCTCGCAAGATGATGTCACACGCCACCACTGCTATTACCCGCCGCGTTTATAGGCGCAAACCGGAGGTGATTTAGATGATTCTATGGTACAAACATCACTCTATGGTACAAAACCCTTTAGGATATAGCCCTGAAACTGGCTGTGGGTGGTGATCCGGGCGGGGCTTGAACCCGCGACAACCTGATTAAAAGTCAGATTGCTTAGGGAGTATAAATTGTATTACATCAATTTACTATTGTACATTCAATGTACCATAGAATTATTTATTCAACCGAGTTAAAGCCGCGCAAACTCTAGAGTGATATAGTGGCTATGGTACAGACAATAGACCGCTTTCCGCAATGACCGGTATCACTACCATGCGGCTTAGGTCTCTACTCTCCCACCTGCGTATAGACAGCGGTACTTTGTTTATCGTGGAGCCTACCACGCCGGTGCAGCTTTTATCCCTACTGCTTGGTACTATAAAACACCGTATAATGAGCCGTGTCTGCTCCCTAAGCTGTAGAGCCATTGGGAGGCGCGGAAATCCTTTCGGCAAAGACGCCCGCAGGTCATATATGCATTTAACTTCGGGATGCATTAACCGTGGGCGACACATTGAGGGTGCCTCGCCAGAAACCTATTCGTTAATCTATGAGGGCGCGCTTTAGGTGGGCTTCGTCTTTGTCCACATGCGAGTAGACGGTAGCCAGCATCGAACCGTTCGTATGGCCCATAATAGCCGCGACAATAAGGTGGTCATGCCCCTGCAAAAGCTTGCGGGTCGCGAAGCCGTGACGCGTATCGTAGGCGGCCATCTTCTTGCCGGTGAGCAGCGATAGCCTGTGCATACGGTTGCACACAGCAAACTTGGTCCATGCATCGCCTCTTGTATTGCGGAAGAGCTTGCCTTCAGTAACGATGGCCATGCGCCTTTGGACTATTTCGAGCGATTCCCCTTGCAAATGGATGATCCTGGCCTTGCGCTTTCCTTTGGCTTCCTCCTTGGGGATGATGATGCAGCCGCGATCCAGATGTACGTGGCGCGGCTCGATATGACGGGCCTCCTGCGGGCGACAACCTACAAGCCACATAAATGTGAGAAAGGTGCGGAACGGATCATCAGGCGATAGTCGCGCCATGATGTTGTCGAAATCCTCCGGCCGCATGTGATTATCGCGGCGACGCGCCTGAGGTTTTTTAAGTTTCTTGATCGGATTAACATCAAGATAGCCCAGCTCGTCGGCCCAGTTATAGACGCGCTTAATGGCAACGATGGCGCCGCCTTTATAGGTGTCACCCCACT